AAACTCTATCTGTAGTAGCAAAAAAACATAAAGTTCCTGAGAAGGCTTTAACTAAATACTTTGAACGAGAAATGTTGTCAATATAGGGGTAGAATATGGCATACACAACACAAACTTTGATGGATTCTGATTGGGAAGTGGTTACGAAAACCACAATCACTGGTACAAACGGAAGTGCTACAAAAGTTGTAGATGTTTCTGCGCTTACTGGTGCTGCAACTGATCCTAGAGTAACAATCGTAAGTGCTTGGTGGACGGTCAGTTCAACATTAGAGGTAGAGTGGAACGCCGACTCAAACGTAACAGCATTAACATTAAATGCAAATGGTAGTTATAATGCTGGTGGTCAGGCAATGCCTTCTATTTCAAATAATGCTAGTACAGGTATAGATGGAGATATCTATCTCGAAAATGACGCAGCTTGTGTTGGAACACTTATTTTAAAAATGAGAAAAGTTTCTGGTTGGGACAACTTAGAAAGAGAAGCATAGGAAAGATAAATGCGATTAATTTCTGAACAAATCGATGATGCCGAGTTTATTGTAGAAGCAAACGAATCAAGTGGGGATAAAACTTATAAGATTAAGGGATGTTTCATGCAAGCTGATGTTAAAAATCGCAATGGCCGGATATATCCAGAACAAGTGCTTGCTAAGGAAGTAGCAAAATATCACAAGAATTTTATCAAGGAAAAACGTGCATTTGGAGAATTAGGACATCCAGACGGCCCAACTGTCAATTTAGATCGTGCATCGCACATGATTACCGATTTAAGAAAAGAAGGTAAGAATTTTGTAGGTCGGGCAAAGATTTTAGGCACACCAAATGGTATGATTGTTAAGAATCTTATCGATGAGGGTGCTAGGCTAGGTGTTTCCTCAAGAGGTATGGGAACATTAAAAGCAGACGAAAAGAATGCACAAGTTGTGCAAAATGACTTCTATCTTGCAACCGCTGCAGATATTGTCGCAGATCCATCTGCACCTAACGCTTTCGTTGAAGGCATTATGGAAGGAGTAGAATGGGTTTGGGATAATGGTTTGTTGAAAGCACAAGATGTTGAACGAGCAAAGAATAATATTCTAAATGCTCCTTCCAAAAAGCTCGAGGAAGTGAAATTAAACGAGTTCAAAAATTTATTGTCAAAGTTGTGATTTTATAAATATTAACAGTATAACGTATGTACACAGAATATACCATAATTTAGGAGTACCAAGTTCTATGGAAAATACAACTCAAGAAGAAATTCTGGAACAAACTGAGCAAGAGGAACTTGTTGAAGCTCCAGAACAAATCGAAGAAACAGAAGAGACTCAAGAAGTCGTAGCAGAAGCACCTAAAGCAAAAGTCAAAGAAGATGACGATGAAGAAGGTGAAGATGATGACGATGAAGAAGAGGAAGACGAGCAAGTGAAGAAGGAGGAAGTAAAAGTTCCTACTACTAAAACTGCAATGATTTCCGCACTTTTTGATAAAGTTAATGGACTCAAAAAGGAAGATGTTTCTAAGCGTTTCAAAGACCTAATGGATGTTATCGAAGCCGAAGATCTTGGTGGAGAAACAGTAGATGATGCCTCACCAGAAGGTGATAAGGTTGCCGTGGGTAAAAAGAAAAAGAAAATTAAAGTTTCTGTACCAGAAATTAATGTCAAAGAAGATATCGATGCATTAGTAGAAGGTGAAGAACTATCTGAAGAATTCAAATCCAAAGCATCAACAATTTTCGAAGCTGCAGTTCATCAAAAAGTGATGGAAATCGCAAGTTCAAAAGTTGAAGATATGGAAAAAGAATATCAGACAGAGCTGCAAGAAGAAATCGTTTCATTCCGTGACGAGTTGACTGACAAAGTTGACGGATACCTCAACTACGTAGTTGAAGAGTGGATGAAAGAGAATGAGCTTGCACTTGAGAGTTCTTTAAGAAGCGAAATCACAGAAGAATTCATGGGTGGTCTGAAAGATCTCTTCAAAGAACACTACATTGAAGTGCCTGACGAAAAGGTTGACATTGTAGAAAATCTGTTCGACAAAGTTGAAGACTTAGAAGGACAACTTAATGACAAAGTTCAAGATAATATTAAAATTAAATCTGAACTCAACGAATATCGTAAGAATAAGATTCTAGAAGAAGTTTGCGAAGATCTTGCAGACACACAATCTGAAAAGATGAAATCTCTCGTAGAGGGTGTTTCTTACGAAGATGATTCCGAAAATTTTGAGGAAAAAGTGAAAACAATCAAGGAGAGTTATTTCCCTGACAACAAAAAACAGGATGAAAACGTTGAACAAGTAGATGCATCTGATGGAGAAGAAGTTTCAGATCCTAAGATGAATAGCATCATGGAAGCATATAGCAAAGCTATTGCTCGTAAATAATAACTTTAAACAATTTTAAGGAGTTTAGAAAATGCAACTTCAAGAAAATATAAACAAAAAGTGGGCTCCAGTTCTGGATCATCCAGATCTTCCTGAGATCAAGGATGCACATCGTAGAGCTGTTACCGCGATTTGTTTAGAAAACGTAGAAGCACAAGCTGCACTTGACAAAAATAGTGGTCAAGGTGGAATGCTGATGGAAGCCGCGCCAGTTACTGACATGGGGCTTACAACAGCAGCTGACTTTGCAGGTGGTGCCGGAAACCCAACTCATGCAAGCATCGACTTTGCTGATCCAGTTTTGATCAGTATGGTGCGACGTGCAATGCCTCAACTCATCGCTTATGATGTTTGTGGTGTTCAACCAATGTCAGGCCCAACAGGACTGATTTTTGCGTTACGTGCTAGAATGGACTCACAAACTGGTGACGAATTATTCTACAACGAAGCGGGTCATGCAACACAAGATAAGACATCTGGTGCTGCAACAGGAACAGGCGACATCAAGAATGTACCTGGCTTGTTAGTACATACTGATGGAACAGGAAACGTTTCTGCAAACGTTTACTCATCCACAGTCGGAATGGAGACAGATGCTGGTGAGACTGATATCTCACAAGAAATGTCCTTCTCCATCGAGAAAATTTCAATTGCCGCTGGAACAAGAGCTCTCAAGGGTTCTTATTCAATGGAACTTCAACAAGATTTGCGTGCTGTTCATGGACTTGATGCAGAAGCAGAACTTGCAAATATTCTTTCTGGTGAGATTCTTGCTGAGATCAATCGTGAGGTTGTTCGTAAGATTTACATCAACGCAAAGATTGGTGCCGCAGTCGGTACTTCATCTGCTGGAATATTTGACCTTGACACAGACTCCAATGGTCGTTGGATGGTTGAAAAGTTCAAGGGTCTAATGATGCAAATTGAGCGTGATGCCAATGCTATTGCAAAGGGAACACGTAGAGGTAAAGGTAACATCATCATGACATCTTCAGATGTCGCTTCTGCTCTTCAAATGGCAGGAATCTTGGATTATGCTCCAGCAATGAGCACAAATCTGAATGTTGATGAAGCAGCAGGAACTTTTGCTGGTGTTCTTAATGGTCGATACAAAGTATTTGTTGATCCTTATGCAGCATCAAACGCAGCAGAATACTACTGTGTTGGTTACAAAGGTTCTTCACCTATGGATGCTGGTATATTCTATTGCCCATATGTTCCATTGCAAATGGTTCGTGCGGTTGATAGTGCAAGTTTCCAACCACGAATTGCATTCAAGACACGTTATGGAATCGTAGGGAATCCATTCGCAGAAGGTGCAACAGTTGGTAATGGTACTTTGGCAGCAACTAACCTGAATGCTTCAGGGCCAAATACAAATGAATACTACAGGAAAGTTCGTATCTCGAACCTCATGTAATTCATGACCTACATATTTGTAGGGATTCAAAAGGGAGGGGAGAAATCCTCTCCCTTTTTTTATTTGTAGTCATTTTCATGTGAGAGATATGATCGTAGTTATATCAAATGGAACATCTCGTTCCGTCTTTAATTTAAAACATCTGAATAATCACACCACATACGGATGTGATGAACTGTATAAGGAATATTCTCCAACTCATTT